TTCACATGGTCCCACCATGGAGAATGCGTCTATACCACAAATATGGGGTATAGATAAGGAGTATACATGGGTAAAGATACACTTCTTTACCCATGTTTTATTTTTTATATAGTAAACTTAATTTTAGTTATATACTATTACTGTGTATGGTAGATACAGCTACTCTCAATAGCTGTATCTAAATATAACCATACACTTGTAGACCGGTAGTCTACAGGCCGAAAGGAGGTGACTCCTATGGCAGGATGTGTTATGAATTACCATAATACGTTAGCAGAAAGATCTACCAATTTAGATTGGCAGATCCGTGCTGCAGTAAGCCTAGTGCTAGATCGCTGTGAGAGAATCAATAATGTCTCTCACAGCGAAGCTATCGCTGCTTACAGATTCCTTCAAAGGCAAGGGATCTATTTGCCTGTAACTGAAAATCAGTTATAGGTAAAATGAATTAATACGGGAGGGGTATTCCTTTCCCGTATTAATTTTTTGTTATATATCTTTTATTTTTTACAAGCTTTCAAAGATTACTGGGTTTTTGAAACCTACAAAAGCTTTAGGATTTCTAGCTTGCATGAAATTTGCTTTACGTAAGAAATTCAATGTAAGATTAAACCCATCAAAGATATTACGTACTGATGTATTACCAGTGGATGCTTGTACTATATTAGCTATACGATCTACTTCTAAACCAGTAGTATTATTAGCGGTTACTGTATTAACTGTAGAAGCAATATACTCATTACTCCATGGACCCATTACTTGGTAACGACTATTAGTAAAGTGTACTGAAATCTTTAAGTTCTTAGATGGGTTAGTAGTAATCTCTTGTTTAAGAACTTTATTGATACGACTAATATACGTATTAAGTTCATTTAGACTAGCGCGTTTAGATGGAGTATCATTATTCACCAAATTTGAAGTGCTAGATGTAGATGCATAGTTATTTACTATGATGCTTACAGATTCATCATCTCTAAGCTGACTATAGTATTTAGTAATGAAGCTAGTGATATAGTTTACATTAGCATTCATATCATCAATCTCATCTAGATAGATTACATAGTTCTTATGATTAGTATCGCTATTTCTATTTACAAATACATTAACTGGTGATTTACCAATACTGATACTAGTAGGAATAGTTACTGTATCATCTAAGAATTGTTTATAGAAGTGTACTATACCATCGAAGTGTGGAATCAAAACAACTTGAGACATTAATGGGTAACCATTAATCCCTTCACGTGCTTTATTATCACCATTAACTATTCTACGTTTAAGATTCATATTAGCGTAACGTCTAGTATCAGCATACATAGTATCACAACTATGCATGAAGAAGTCATACACAATACCATTTTTATAAAGCTTAGTACTGAATGCACGTTTCCATTCATCAGAACCAGGCTCACTAGTATTCTCTAGGCTAGGCTCAAACATTTCAGGAACTGCAATATAGGTATTTTTACCAGTACCAGCAATAGGGTCATTGGTGTTATTATTTACGCCAGACTGTGGTACTAGTTCTTGTGTTGAACTAGGAACCATTCTAAAGAATGTACCAATACCAACATTGGCAGTATCTTTATAATTCTTGCTATCATTATAACGCATATGCAAGTTATCTAAGAATAATTCAAATGTATTAATTTGATTTACCCCATAGTTTCTAGCTAAGCGAATACGAGCAAATTGAGACATCGTTTCACTGTTTATACTAGATTCAAATGCAGAGTCTTCTGATAATAAACCATTAGTCAAGTTAGCGTTAAAGATATAATCGCCTGTATGATATGTAAGCTTATTATCACCAGAAGTTGGTATATTTAAACCACCGGCCTTACGGTAATTCAAATCGGCAATCAAAGTATTGCTACTGATAACGTTATTAGTTCCAGGGACAGTATTGACAGCTACAAGATAATTAGATGGTGTATATGAATTAGTACGATTTTTTACTATTGCATTATCACCCTTAGAATAGTATAGTGAGTTAGACTCAATCATTTGAGTGTCTGTCACATTATTCAATAAGATAGCACCATAGATAGGATACTTAATAGCAGGATGCTCTGGCACAAATCTACGAATCTCTAAATATACATCAGTAGAGCGTAATAGTTTTTCCATCAGTTCGACTGAGATATAATTATGACCGGTTTTATCTATAATAGGGATGATATATTTACCATCAAGACCAATATTACACATACGGTTTCTATCAGCACCAATATGGCTATCGTTATTACGAGCAATCTTATAGAAACCGACAGGATTTCCTTGTAGTGTAAATAGTTGATAACTAGTTACTGGTGTAGTAATCTCTTTCTTAATAGCCATATTAAGAATATCAATATCAGATACACCTTGGATATCAGCATCTCTAAGTTCTCTAGCACAAATGATAGTGATCGTATCATTAGGTTTAAATAGTTCAGTAAGAAGCTCTTTCTTATCAAACCACACAGAACCACCAGTGATTTCTGCTATATCTGGGATACGTGTATCTGTAGCGGAACGTTGTCTTATATCCTTAATCTCATTAGCTTGAGCAGTAAAGTTGACCATATCACTAGCAGCACTAGAAATAGGTCTACTGATAGCAGTATCGTCTAAATCTTCAAATGAAGTGATAAATAGATTTACTTTATTACCGTTACCATTCCAAGCTGGTTTACTAAGTTCCATTAACTCATCTGCTGTAATATTAAGAATATCTTGCATATAGTCTACGTTAGAGATGTATACTTGTACATTCTTATTATCCATATTAAGATTAGCTAACTTACTCATGATCTTAGTGAAAGATTCTTTATATGTACCATCTTTAAAGTCTTGACGACGGAATACGTATTTAAATGCTGGAGCATTTAAAGATACACGATCTGTAGTAGCTACTGTGGTTACACCATTCATAGCATTTACATAATCATCTACGTTTAGAATATAACCCCATAGCATATTATCTTTCATTACGCTACGGCGATACATATATACTCTACCACTAGTATGATATAAAGCTTGGAAGCCTTTCATTGTACCAATACCATATAAATCATAAGGGATAGCATTACAGTTATTACTTGTGCTTTCTATAGCACATTTAATGATAGGAGAACCTAAATCTAGATTAAGATTGATATCTGTAGTACCTCTACCGATAGTTGCAACTACATGAGATGCATTTAGTAATGGTGTAGTGAAATCAGAATAATATCTAACGCTGATATTAGCAGTCTTATTAACCATATCAATCTGACATTGAGGATTTATGTCATTCTTATAGAAGAACTGATTATTATTCGGTGTAGGATTACATGGGGTTAGTTTCTTATGTGCATATAATACATTACCCTTAAAGTATTTATACTTAGGTGCATAATCACCACTATTACAGCCAACCAAATATACAGAGTCTTCTGTAAATCTATCACGTTTATAAGAACTTTGATGGTTAATTTCAAAGACATCGATAGTTACATTAGCATCTTGATATAAGACTTTATATACCATAGGTATTTTAGCTGTAGTACCTAAACTTGTTTGGTATGCTAGTAAATCATTAGTTCTGATATATTGTCTAGAACCATCAACCATAGGGATAATTTTATCGTTAAAGTAGATACCAACGATAGCGTGCCCATTATTTTTAGATTGAATGGTATTATTAGTGACTACCATCTTATATTGAGACTCATTAGTTAATGATGTAGTAGTACCACCCATCTTACTAATAGAGAATAGGTTGAACAGGTTGTCTGTATCTGTAAATTCTCTATGCTTAGTGATGATCATTTCACCATCTTTAAGAAGCTCTTCGTAAGTTAAATTGATTTTGACTTTATCGAACGCCTTATTCATAGTATACAACTCAGATACCCATGTAGTATTACCTGTGGTACTATTAATGGTTTGATCATCTACACCAAATGTAAATGTACCATTGACTTTATAATTACCAATAGCTAACTCCAATTTGTATTTACTATGCGGTGCTAATAAGATATTACCATCACCAGTGATAGGTGTACGTGTAGTATTATTACCCTCAGTTACAATTAACGTAGCTGTACCAAATTCTAATAACTTAGATCCAGGTATATATAGAGACCATTTGTTATCACCACTATCAGAAGCAGCGTTTACTTCTGTATTAATTACAATACCACTTTGAGGTATAATTTTATACGTGATAACACCATCAGGAGTTTGGTCTGTGTTGCTACGAGTGATATTATACACGTCATCTTTGATAGATACAGTGGCATTATACGTTCTATAACGTAAGTCTGCATTCTTAAATACTATAATAACAGATTTACCACGTAATCCAGTTAGTCTATCAGAACGACTGATCTCAGTCCAAGTATTTTGAGGGTCTGATATATCATTAGCTATATAATATTTAACCCCATCTAATGTCGGACCATTAAATGAGATAGTGTATAGTGAATTTTCATCTAAGATTCTAGAAGAGTCTAAGTCATATAAGAAATAATGATTAGGTCTAGCATCTAGACAATCTTGAACCATACTAAAATCATTAAGATTTTTAATATTAGGGAATAATACGTCAGTATTATTGGTTCTTAAACGATCAATTACAGTAGTTCTATCATCAGCAATAGAAGCTGGTAAATATTTGATCAATATAGCTTCTTCTTTAGTAATACGCTCTCGAGTATATAGTGCATATTCATCTGCATCCAATAAAGCATCTCTTATTGTTTCATAAGGTACTTTATTATCAGCAATAAGACGAATGATAGATTTATATTTATATTTCTTAATATTAGCGGCTAGAGAATTAACTATAGTTGCACATTCTGTAGCTGTTTTATTACGAGCCAAGATATTAATAGTCTTATAACCAGAGAAGTTATTATCCGCTTGGTATATATTTCTACCATTGTATAACATAACACTTCTAAACTTATAAGGGGCTTCGTTAACCACATTATCCATCATTTTATAGATAGCCATAAAATGAGGCAATAACCATTCACCATATTTATCTACTTTAGAACTATTAGCTTTCAGACTATGTACATAATCAGAATCTAACTCATCCATATGTATACGATACAATAACCCATATGGTGTATCGTTAATATATTTTAAAGGATCAATAATAGAACCATTGGTTTTAATATTGATACTTGTAGTGAAATCATAAAGTCCAGGAAGACAGAATAAAGCTAAGTCTCCTGATACATTTTTAAATAGACCATCATTAGGTCTAGATGGGATACATAACTCAAAGTCTTTAGTCACTTCAACTTTATCATTCTTATCTCCAAAGATAAGTAATTTACTGATATTGGCTGTAGTAGTATCTTTGAATTCTGTCCAGTTCTTACCAAACTTATCAACGAAATTTAATTTATCATTAGATAATTTGAAATTACCATGCATATCAGCAGTACCAGCATAGTTAGCTGGGATAGCATATAGACGATTCTTAACAAATGTAGATTTGGTTAAGAAATATTTATATGGATCGTTTAATGTAGCATTAAATACAGGATAATCTTGGTATCTTGTATGTGTACCAGCAGATGATGGTACATTAATTTCAATACCATCTAATACTCTAGATGCACGATTAAAGTAAACTTTATATGTGGCTTGTAGAGTAGCATAGTTCACATCATAACCACTAGTATTTTTATTCATAATACTAAGTAGTGTTTCAGTAGTGATATAGTTCTTATTTTGGTCTAAGAACGGAATAACTCTATCACCATAATTAAGCATAGCAAATGTATTACCAGAGAATTCTCTGCCAGTAATAACAGATTTAGCTACACGGATAGTGTATGAAGTATTTCTAACTAGACTATTTACTTCATCACCACCCTTTTGTTTCTCTATTTTAAACTGGGTGAATAAACAAGGGTACCAGTTGTTGGTACCCCGTTTACTAATATAGAGAGTCTTCTTTGTAGGATCTGGTTTTTCTTCCTTAACAAATTCGCCAGCATAGATTTCTAAACCCTTAGATGTCCATTCGCCGACGTATTTATTACCAATAGTGAATTGCCCAGAGTCTACAGGAATAGTAGAACCATCTCTATATCTAGACAATAATGGTACAGTCTTACCATTAATCTTAATAGTGTCACCACCATCAACCCCTTCTTTAAAGATGAGGTTGATATGGTCGCCAAGTTTAAACTTAGGGTACTTTTTCTTAAATACTATTACAAATTTTCCCATAGTTTATCCTTTCTTAAAGCACAGAGACCGTAACGATGCTTGGTGTTTCGCTATCATATGAAGTCCCCTGTTTCTTTCTAGTGTAATAATTTATTAGGTTTCTTACTGCAGGGTATACTTCAAAAGTATCACTAGCCCCTGAGTGTGCAAATACTACATATGGTTCTACTGTATATTTAGCAAAATCAGTATAGTCTACTACATTGCCAATATAATATTTTATATTACCACTAGTAGTTATCTTTGTATCACGTTTAAGTACACATAAAGGACTACTAGATGGGAACTGTGGTAATGCTAAAGTATCAGATAACTTACCACCATTTACTAATGGACTATTTACAGGAGTTATAACCCTGAATACATTATTAGGGATAAGACCATATAAGTTATTATCTTGCGAAGTTTTCAGGTTAGAATCAGTATATCTGATATTTACATGAGGCCATGCATCAGAATAACTAGTCTCATCTCTAGATAGGATAATAGTATTATTACTCTTAGCCATAATATAATTATCTGTCGTAACCCAGTTCAATGTATTATATCTATAGAATCCATTACGGTGAGAGTATACATTACTTAAGTCACCTAATACCATAAGATAACCAAAATCTACTGTATCACTCTTCATAACTTGTTTAAACTT